GGATGAGCGCATCAATAATGCTCAGATTTTCTGATAAAAAAATTAAAGACTTGAATTATACCCGGCTATCCCGCTTTTGCAGTTTATGAAGTTGTCTTAACGGCCTGCTAAACAATAGAAGGCAAAAATAAATGTAAATTTTGCGATTATTTATGCAGTAAAGTTTGCAATTTAAAAAATATTGAGTATATTTGATAAACAATTAAGACACTAATATTAATCATCATTAAAATTAAACATCATGGCAAAGCAATTATTTGACATCTCAAAAACCTACATCGGGGCAGAATCAAAAAACAAACCAACTTACGAACAGGATTTGACATGGGAAGAGGCCGTGCAGTCCTTAGATGGTATGGAGTCTTCATGGAGAAGGAATGGAGGGACTGTCTTAAGCAGGACCGAAAGCGACCTCACAGTAGAAGATGATTTTAACCAACAAGTAATAGAATTTAGAATAGTAGAATAACTAACTAAAATTAAGACCATGAAAAATTACAACGAAGTAGCAGAGATCATAAATACAGAGATTGCAGGCTGTTTTGCTTATGTGGACGGGGCTAGCATCGAGATAACAGTAAGAGGCAAGAAAGCTGACAAGGTGTATATCTCAAATGGAGAGGTTCGCTATAAGGGAAACTGCGCTTCAGTGGCCGGCGAGATTGCCGAAAAGTTTGAGTTATTGAAAAACTTTTGATTACCCACCCGCCCCCGGCCAATGCTGGGGGCATCAAACAAAACTAAAAACAAACTGACATGAAAACTGTAATCACAACAACAACTGGCACTATAAGCAGCCAAATGATATTAAGATCTTGCGGCGACAATGATGGAAGATTTCAGGACCAGGCGAGAGAGATTATTGAATCCTTATGCGACCTACCGACCAGTGATTGGGAAGAGGACGAATGGGCCGACATCATGTATGACCGTAAGGGCAATGTGTTTGCCATTTGGGCAGATGGTGAATTCACGAGTCAAAACTCGCAATGTGTTTACGTCGAGTTAGAGTTCGACGATTGCCCTGAAGCCTTCCGCGGAATGGAAGAAAAGGAAATGAATGATTAACCACCCGCCCCCGGCCAACGCTGGGGGCAAAAAAGAATTAAAATGGGCTCAAAAACAACACTTCACCTCACTCTCTTCGCCGAATTTTTCTATCAGATATTAAAGGGGAATAAATCACGCGAATTTCGTCAAAAGACAAAATACTGGCAGGCGCGCCTCATTAATGGCGACGGCACGCCCCGGCACTTTGAGAAGATCATCTTCAAGAATGGCTATGCTACCGATGCCCCGCTTATGATCGTTGAATGCAAAGGCATTGAGGTGACTGATGTTTTTGAAATTGTTCTGGGCAAAGTGCTCAGCAGCGAGAACCTTGAGCGACTGAAGGCGCCAGTGTTAAGAAAACGAAACAAGACCAGGGAAAAGCTCCCTTACAAGGTTGGTGATTTTCTCTTTGATTATAACTTATTAGACAAAGAATTTGACTTATGAAAACAGAACGAAAAAGGGCCTTCACGGTTTATCTTCAAGAACCGAAGGCCACAGAGGCCTATGCCAAGATTTACGGCAAGGGCAATGCCGGTGTTGCTCGCGCCGGCAACGTATTCCTATCATTAAGAGCTCACAGCCTTCGTGAATTGAAGGGCCTTTTTACGCGCCTGGAATTGAAGGCGCTGGTTTTGAATTTTGAAAGCGTGAATTTCGAACCTCGGTCAGCTTGCAACAAGCTGGTTGTAACGGCTCAAATTTGCGACGGTGAGCAGATGCAAGGCACCTTTAGCAATTTGAAGATTGATGTCGATGCGTTAAAGGCTAAGATATCAGCACTTTCAGCCGCTCAGGTTTATTTTCTTGTTGACGAAATAGACCGATTCTGGAATGAACCGGTTGGCTGGGGCAGTCCCTCATCCGACATTGAAGCTTTTACAAACGAAATGTGCAACCTTTAAATTAATATTATTATGGATGAAGAATTTGCTGGCTTAATAAGTGTATTCGCATACGCTTTAAGCGTATGCACAGTGGTTGTGTTTTTTTACATGGCCGCTAATGTTTCACTTATCAAGCGAAGGCTAACGAGAAACAAAAAAAATTATTTTGATTTAAACAGGCTGTTGGAGATTGAGCTGTTCAAAGGCAATAACAAGCTGGCATGTGACCTACTGCATGAAAAAGCATGGATGATAAAAAGCGATGGTGATTACCAGCCACGGACACGATTCGACAAGCTAAATGAAATTGCTGAAGAGATTAACAAAAATGGGGGAAATGTATCAAAACCTCTGGCCGACATTCTCCAGGACCTATCAGGAAAATTAAAGTAAAAAAACCGCCCGCCACCCCGGGCGGTTTTTTTGTCCTTTCCGGACACTGGGCTACTGCTTAACTTCGATATTATTAATTGAATTCTTTTTGTTTCACTTAAAATTTAAAGTTATGCTACGTTCAGGTAACAGAGGTTTTACAATGACCGGCGGTTCTTTTTCGCTTGGAGGATAATGAATCCCACTAAGCATGCAGCAATTGCGTTAAAACACCTCCGGGAGCAAACCCCGGAGGTTGTTCTGTTTTATTCAGGTGGAAAAGACAGCTTGGTGCTGCTGGATTTACTGGCACCACACTTTAAAGTACATTGCTTTTTCATGTATTTTGTAAAGAATCTAAGGCATCTTAACTTTTTTTTGGAATGGGTTAAGCGATACCCAAATGCCACGCTCCACCAGTTACCGCATTGGATGGTATCCTATTACATCAAACACAATTACTTCAGTATTCCAACCCCCGGCCGAAGCATCAAAGCCTTAAAACAGGCGGATATTGAAGGTAAAGCCAGGGAGATATCGGGTTGCGACTGGATTGTTTTTGGGCACAAAAAAGCCGACAGCATGAACCGTCGAATAATGCTTTCAACCTACAAATTTGATTGTATCAATGATAAGGGCAAGAAAATATACCCGCTTGCCTTGTGGACCAAGCGCCAGGTTAAATCATACATCCAAATCAACAACATTATCAAACCTATTGAATATGGGGCCAAAAATAGCAATGGCCTCGATCTTAATATTGACGTTTTTCTGTATCTGAGAGAGTTCTTCCCTGATGATTTAGAAAAGATTTTCAACATATTTCCGCTATCCCGTCAAATCTTATATGAATACGATTATGAGCAACGAAATAGATAATTTGCATTTTTTACAGGACTATGTGGTGGACAATATTCACCGCAGCCTGATTAATGAAGCGGTGTACAACCCCCGGGTTATTAATGATCAGAATTATAAGGATCTTAAGCGCTCGCTTAAGAAAATACACCTGCGGGAACCTCTCATCTGGAATAAGCAAACCGGTACACTTGTTGGCGGTCATCAGCGCCTGCGAATTATGGACGAAGAGTGGGAGCGTAAGAATGGGGCCGGTAACCGCGATTACAAATTGACTGTTGTGGTGCTGGATATCCCTCTCAAAGAAGAAATTGAGCTGAATATAGCTTTCAACAATCCCCGTTTAATGGGTGATTATGATATCGGCAAAATGAATGAGATTCTTTCATCCGACACTATGCCCACGCTCGATTTTGATATTGCGGGCATTAAGGATGAGGACTTGGAGATGTTTGGTATCAATATGGATCTGGACAATATTACCAACGATTTTGTTGAGAGTGCTATTTCTGATTTTGAATCAATCAAGGAGCAAAAAAAAGAGGAAGTAACGCCCGAAGCCAAAGAGGAGCGCATACAGGCCGTTAAGGATACTAAAAAAGGACAGGCTAAAAACGAAGTGGACACTTACGTTACTATCACTTTCAGCAGCCAACAGGCTAAGCATGATTTTATGGAGCGCATTGAGCAGGAGCCGAAGCAACTTTTTATTAAAGGTGAATTATTGGTTAAAAAGCTTTTTTCTGAATGAGTTATTCTGTTGAATTATTAAAAAAAATCAAGTCGTTTGGGGCTTTGCAGTATCCTCTTGCCAGGATTATGTACATTTTGGGGGATGATGCGCCACCCTCTTTGGAGCATGATTTGAAGGACCCGGAGTCGCCGGCCTTTATCATGTACAATGAGGGCTTTAATGCCGGGCGCTACAGGTTGGATGCTGAACAGTTTAAATTGGCCGAAATTGAGACCCAAAAGGCTAAATTACAGTACACGGATGATCGGGATTACATCGAACTACGCAAAAACCTATTTGGCGTATGAGCTATTTTAATGAATTGCAGACGCTCCCTGTTGAAATACTTCAGGACTTTAGAAGTACGGGAGAAAGCATGGCGTTAAAGGAGGATTTGAAACAGTACATTAGGGAGTTGGACAGGGCTGTGGAAATTCGCACGGCTGAGAATGAGCACAATATTAATAGGGCGGCTCAGTTGTTGCGTCAGACCTTTCCCAACTTGACGCTTACTACTGCCAAAACACGCATCTATGATGCCATCAACTATTTTCACTTAAACAGCTCGGTTAAGGCTGAGGCGTGGTGTAATTATTATGCCGACCGCCTGGAGGATCTCTCTAAACTGGCCATTGCCAAAAACAACCTGACGGAGGCACGCCGAAACATGGAGCGGGCTAAGGACTTTCGAATGGAGGCTTCTACCATTGCCATTAACCCGGAAGAAATTAAACCGCATACGTTTTTGGTGTCACCCGAGGTCAAGCCTGAGCTTCTGGGCTTAAAAGAGTTCAATTTAAGCACATTGTGGAAGGATACGCAGACTTTTATTAACCATTTGCCAATTGACAGCCGCGATAAAAACACGGCGCTGCGCGATGCTGCCGGTGCGCTGAATATTGTAGAGGATATTGATTACGAAAATGTAGATGATGAGTAAGCACGACACTACTGTTCAGCAGATGGAGCAAAAATACCACACGGTTTTGCAAACACGTGCGCTGCTGGCCGATCCTCAAAACATGTTTGGCGAAATTGGCCGGGGATCGGGTAAGACAACGCACATTATGGGCAATCGCTTTGTGCGGGTATGCGCGGCCATGCCCCGCTCTACGGTTGCCATTGCTGGTCCGTCTTACTCCTTTGTTATTGACACGATAGTGCCGGGTATTCTTGAATTCCTTAATATTTACTACAAGCGGGGCATTCACTTTGAGTACGGCAAACAGCCGCCGAAGCATTTTAAGCGGCCACTGGCTGAGGTGCCGGAATGGAAGCATACAATAAGTACGGTGTGGGGCACTGTGGCCAAATTTGTGGGGGTTGACCGTCCTAACACGTCGGGTGTTGGTCAAAACATGGCGCATATATTTGTTGACGAGCTGCTAAGGATAAGTGAGACCAATTTTACTGAGCGGCTGATGCCTGCGCAGCGTGGGAACCGTCAAATATTTGGGAATTCGCACTATTTTGGTGGCATTACGGGCTTTTCATCTACGCCTAATTTCGAAAATGACCACGATTGGTGGTTAAAATGGGAAGAAAATCAGGATAAAGATTTAATTGAGGAAATTATCTATGTGGCCTACCGGGTTAGTGTTAAATTGGCTCAGGCTGAGCAGCTGCGACGCGAAAAAGAGAGCATTACGGGTAAAAACACGCTGTTTCTGATTAAAAAAATGGATAGGGATATAGAAAAATCCATGCGCTTTGCTCATAAATGGGAAAGTCAGCTAAACGAAAAGCGGAAAGGCACCACGCTCTATCTGAAGGGTACAAGTTTTACCAATATGGTGATTCTGGGGCTTGACTACATGAAAAATCAGTACAAGGGTAGCCGGCATAACATTGATAAGTTCAAATTATCGATACTGGGCATCCGACCTAAGGAGGTTAAGGATCGGTTTTTTGCCAAGTTTGCGGCCCGCCACATTTTTGAGGATAGTTATAAATACAATAGCATTGATTTACATGCGGTGGATGGCACTTATAAAAAGACCAGCCGCGATCTGAAGTATTGCGACACCAATAAGCCGCTTTTGATGGGGTTCGACCCGGGTGGCTTTAGCAGTGCGGTGTTTGCTCAGGAAACGAATAAAGAGCTGCGTGTGTTTAAAAACATGTATGTGTATTTGCCGGAAGAGCACCATGAGCTGGCTAAAAAAATAGATTCTTTTTTCGAATACCATACCCGGCGCACTATTTATTTGCATTACGACCGTGCCGGAAACCAGCGTAAAGAGAGATATCGCAAGAATCCGAAAGGCGACACGGATGCCACTATCATGAAAACTGAACTGGAGGATTTGGGGTGGACCGTGCATCTTATGAGCCGCGATCAGCGAACGATCTTTCATTGGCAGCACTTTTTGTTATTCAGTCGCATCCTTAGCGAACGGGAGGTGCGTGTGCCATCTCTGAGGGTTTGCCAATACGAGTGTGAAGAGCTGATATCTTCTATTTACATGACGCCGCGCAAAAAAACGGATGATAACCGTATAGAAATGGATAAGAGTGCGGAGAAAAAACTGGATTTTCCCGATCAGGCATGGTATTCGCCTCAAATACCTTCAGCACTTACTTATTTGGTTTTTGGTTTGTATGAAAAGTATCTACCAACGGGTGATGAGGAGACGCAGGATTACGAAGGCCTGTAATTGCTTTGTCCTTTCATCCGTGCTTTTGCTTTCCGACTTTCGTTATATCAATTTTTGATATATGGAAGATATAACGGGTACTGAGGCTATAGCCAGAATGCGCGAGCTGCGACACAAGGAGCATTTACACTTTGAATTACATCATCTCACTTACAATGCGGCCACTAACGAAACCAAGGGGCTGCGGGTAGTTACCCGCTGTCGGTTGAGGCCTTCTTTGCCTGACGATACTTACTTCCATCCATCTGATTTGTACCTACCATACATGGATTTAGATACCAAAGAGCCTCGCACTTGCTACAAAAAACTGGTGCGCTTTGTTGGTTTTCCCCCACATTTTAATCTTATGAAAGTAAATTGGTTTAAGCAATGATACAACGATACGGAAGATTTGGCACCGTCGATCGCAATAGCTCAGCGGTGCTATCATTTGAAATGATAGCAGCAACCGACACGGTTTCCATTGAAGAGGATAAGGCAAAATACAATGCCTTTCAACTGCATGGTGATTATTTCACTTTTGGCGACCATACGGTGGCCACGTATGGGGCCGATAACCGGTTGCCTAATGAGGTTCAAACGCTCATCCGCAATAATCATATTTTGCCTGAGATACTAAAAAAACAGGTGCGCATGCTGTATGGCCAGGGGGCGTTTTTGTTCCGCGAGGAAGAATCGGAGGATGGCATTAAGCGCATTCCGGTTTCGGCCTTGTATCCGCAGGTGTTTGAGTGGCTCGACAGCTGGGAGCGTATGGGCATTGAAAACAGTGTGGAAGAATACATTATTCAGTCGATGACTGAATATTACTACACCGAAGGCATCCCCACAAAGTGGCTTTATACCCGCGCGCGCAGGTTGAGTAGTCGAAGTTCCGGACAATTACCGGTGTTGGGCTTGGAGCACATACCTTCTACCCGCTTTCGGTTTGCAGTGCCGGGTGTTAGGGATGTGAGTGAGTTTTATGAGCGTAAGGATTTTACGCATGCCATGGTTGGTCGTTGGGATTTGCCGTTTAAAGACCGCATGGAGGTTTTTCCGCTTCTGGATAAGCGGGATCCGCTTAAGCACAATGTGGCTATCAGTTATGTATCTGACATGAGTTTTGGGGACAGTATTTACTCCTTCCCTACTTTCTATTTTGGACTAAAAGAATGGATTAAAGGCTCAAATATCAACCCTAAATACATCAATAGTTATTTAAGAAATAGCCTCAACGCTAAACTGCATGTGCTTATTCCGGATAAGTGGATTTCGAACAAAGAGGCTACTATTAAGAAGGTTTGCGATACTAACCAAGAGCGCGATCAGGCAGGTAAACCACTTATTACGGAGTATGAAGGATTGAAGGATATTGGTACTGTGTTTGACTTTTCAATGGTGCAGAAACTGATTGATATTAAGTTGAACGAACTCACCGAGGTGCTTTCGGGTGCAGGTGAGAATCAAGGAAAGGCTTTTTATTCTCGTAAGTTCAGGACTGAATATGGCATTGAGGAATGGGAATTTAAGGAAATACCTACCAAGTACAAGGAGTTTATTTCAAGTATTATTGATTTTGACAAGCGGGCGGTTGAGGTTATTCTGGAAGGTAAGGGGCTGGACCCATCTATCAGCAACGTGACGGGCAAAGGGATGTTCCAGGGTAGCGGCTCTCAGTCGTATTACAATTACATTATATATCTCAACTCACTCAATTATGCTGAATACTTTGCCCTGCGCGACTTAAACCGGGCTTTGTACATCAACTTTCCGCAATTGGAGCGTGACCGGGTTAAACTGGGCACCTTCCGCCGCATTCCTGAGCGTCAAAAGGAAATTAGTAGTGATGACAGATTGGAAAACACTTCAAACTAACGATTATGGCACATATAGAGGGTTTCAACGCTGGCGTTGAGCTAAAAAAATACATCAGTGGCATTGATGCTTCTGTGGATATTGATAACCTTGAGAGCAGTCTGCGCCAGGCAGCTGTTGATGTGAGGGATATTATATCACCCGAGGTTTACAGCCTGTACATTAAGCATGTTGAACTGACTGATATTCCCGATGCTCCTGCTGAGAACGAAGCGTCTTCAGAGGCCTATTTGCGGTGGAAGATGATGGAGGAAATGGCTGAGTTGCTGCGGGTGCCTTTATCGGCCATAGCCTTTCACCACCACTTTATCTGGCTAACCATCCGCGTGAGTAACAGTGGCGTTACCACCACCAAAAGCACGCAGGAAACTACGGCTTATAAATACCAGACCAGTGAGGCTAAGAACTCTCTTTTGCAACGGGCGTATGCGGGGTATTCTGATTTGATTGACTTCCTGACTGAGCATGCTGATAAGTTCAGTGACTTTGCGCCGGCGTTTGACTATAAAGCGGATGACTTGATTAGTCAGTATGGCACTTTTTACAAGGCCAATGCGGACTTTACGAGTCTGGAGGCATTTGATGCGGCCGACTGGACTCAGGCCCCGGCTTCGGAGGTGTTTTTATTGGAGTGGACCTTGTCGGACCAGAAGCGCGAAAGTGAATCGCTAATTTTTACTAATTACCGCGACTTTGACAAGTATTACGGCATTGACCGCTCGGCGGCTTTCTTTATTAAGGCCCGCCACATCATCCGCAAAAACATTATGTCCCACTTAAAGCCGCGCTTTGGCACGGCTTACCCTGCTGACTTAATGGAGGAAATCAAAACCTTTTTGGCTTATCAAACGGTGGCCGATGCCATTATCCGGTTGGACATTAACTGGCTGCCTGAAAGTATTCGGGGCCCCATTAATGATGAAATGAATAAAAAGGGGGGCGACGTTCAGTTTATTCGTGAAAACCTACGCAATAAGCTAATTGAAGATGCCAAGGACTTTTTAAAGGGTATTGATATGGCCCGCTCATCCAAAGCGCAGACCGGTAGCGAAACCCCGTCTTTTATCCAGTTTGAAGTGAAGCCCGATGCTGATCGCAAATATGTATCCTCTCTATGATTCTAATTAACGAAGATATTCACATCCCCAATGCCTGGGAGGAGCTAACTCCACAGCAGGCCTGTGATACGGTTGAGCTAACTGAGCGCTTTATCAAGGGTTCCATTACGCTAGAGCAGTTCAGGGTTAAATTGCTCACTAAATTATCGGGCTACGCGCCGAATAAAAAGACGCTGGGCAGAATGACGGACGATCAGCTGAAGCTGGTGCAAGAGAACTTTTTTATTTTGAGTGAGCAAATGCGCTTTCCCATAAAACCGCATGTTACTACACCTGAAATTTTATCGGTGCTCGATGATGATTTACAGAAGGCACTTAAAACACGCTTTCCATTTGAAATTAACGAAGTTGAGTGGGTTGACCAGCTCGGCATGATTAAGAATATGATTAGTGTTGAGCCGCGTTTAAACCTTGACATTAAGCGTGTTTTAATTCCTTCCATCGACGTGGACGGTCTTACTTTTTATGGTCCTGAATTCGATATTGATAAAAACGGGATAGTTACTACCAATATAGTGGCTGGTGAGTATGTAGATGCTTATGAGTTCTTTAATCTGTTTAATGTTACCCGGGATGATACTTATCTGGACACTTTTGTGGCTATTTTGTACCGCCAAAACAGAGGCGACTACTCTACATATAACGCCCAAAAGCATGCTCTAATATTTAAGGATGTTTCATCGGTGGTGAAAAAGACGGTGTATATCTGGTTTCAAAGTTTACTGGAATATTTAAGCACTAAAAGTCCTTATGTATGGCTATTCATTAGAAAAAGCACGCATGAAAGCGCTTACATGCCAGGCATGGGCAACACTATTTACTCTATGGCAGGTAAGGGCTATGGCAATAAAAAGGAGGTGGAGATGTTTCCTTTGCCCGACTATTTTGCCATTATGTTGCGTGAACTGGTTGAGAATGTGCAGGCTATGAAGGATATGGAAATGAAGATGCATGATATTGTTGCTAAAACGGGATTGCCCTCTGAGGTAATCGCTAAAATTTGATGTTATGGGAAATCGATCAGGAGAGTGTTATCAACCAATTGATGTTTTTGAAGATTTACGCCCCCAAAAGGGGCGCGGCGTGCCAATCTTCAAGAAGCCACCACCACCCCCGCCGCTTAAAAAGCCAAAGCCGGAGTTTCAGACCATGTATGACTTGCTGGTGGATGCTGAAAAGTATGAGGCCAAAGGCAGCATTGTTATAACCAACCGCCTGCTGGGTATCCTCAAAGAATGTATTGATGACTTTATAACTACTGCCGATGCTAATTGATTTAATTAAGGAGTTTGCGCTGTTGTGCGACCGTGACGGCGTGCTTAAGAACTTTGACAAGACTGTCAAAAACATGCATCCCGACTATGAGGCGCTGCGCAGTAGCATTGCTGCTGACACTACAGTGCCGATTCTCCCTGAATTAACAGACTTTGTGTTTGGTCTAGATCCGGATGCGGCCAACGAGCATATGAGAAATGTCAAGGGTCCATTCATGCTACTCGATTACGGGCTGTTTCGTGGTTCGAATATTTTTGCCACAGGTGGCAGTAATATTGATTTCATGTTTTCGTGCATTATTGCGATGCCTGGTAATAAGAGAAAATTGGATCCTATTGAGGATGCGCTTTGGCGCAACACCTTACTGGCTTATGCTAAACGCATGTTGAAGCATTTTGAGCAACGCGACAAGAACACCTGCGCGGTTAATCGCATGTTGAATGGCAATTTCACCATTACACCGGTGGATCCGATGATATTGCTTAACTGTATTGGCTGGGATGTGAGCTTTACCAAGAATGGATCTGCTTTTCTGTTTTAAGATATGGATAAAAACCTGAGGATAAGGGGCCAATTTGTGAGCGCTGTTTTGCGCGAGACTGCTGAAATGATTCAGGACAGGCAGATGCGGGTGGTTAAAGAATGGAGCCTGTTTGATTCCCGGGCAATGGAAAATCAGATTAAAGGGCATTTTAGTGTTAATGATGCTGCGGGTGGTGGCTCTTTGACTATGCGCTACCTGACTTACACCCGGTTTTTGGACATGCGCGACCCCCGCAGAAGTGTTAAGCGTGAGGGTTATCATTTGTACAATAGAATTGTATTTGGGGTGCTGTATAATCCTACTATCAACACGCTTCAATGGGGATTGACTGAGGATGTAAAACAGGTAATTCATAAAGAAATGGAAAGTATATACAAAACCAATATGCCGTATTACAAGGTGCGCGATGTGGCACTAAAGCAGGTGGCTGCTTCTGATCGTAATTTGGCGGCCATGCTGTCAAAATCGATACGTACGGGATACCATTGATGTCCTTTTACAGCCTGATTGATTCAAATACTTTCCGTCAAAATTATAAATATGGGACAACTCTCGGACGATACGCTTAGCCTCAAGATTGACATTAATGGCAATAAGGCGCGCAGTGAGCTAAACAAGCTTCAGCAAACTACTAAGGGGCTTAAGGATGCCAATAAAGATTTGCGCGTAGAGCTCCAGAAAATGGAGGCTGCGGGCAAAAAGAACACAGCTGAATACAAGCAGCTACAGGCACAGATTAAATCAAACAACGCTACCATAAAGGACAACGAGTCGGCTATGAGTAAGGCCCGAAAACAATTGGGCTTAAATGCCATGACGTCTAAGGAATTACGTAAAGAGTACTCACGGCTTAAACAGGCCATGGATAGCACGGTGCCCCATACTGCGGAATGGAAAAAGTATCAGAATGAATTGGGGCAGGTAAGCCGCCGCATGAATCAAGTACGTGGTGCCGCTAAGCGTACCGGTCAGGCCATGGGGGCGTTACGGTCTTTATTGCCTGTGGCTGGTATTGCCGGCTTGCTTATGGGTGCTAAAAACCTTGTGGGTGAGCTGTTCAACCTCACTAAAGTCATGGAGGCTGATTCTATTCGTAGCTCACAGGTATTTGGTGACTCTCTGGATTATGTGTCGCAAAGAGCTGGTGAACTGGCCGGCAAAATGGGAGCTACCCGGCGCGAGTTTATTGCTGCGGCTACGGCAACGGGTGACTTGTTAATCCCTTTAAATTTTACCCGTCAGGAAGCCGCTGAAATGTCAACCGAATTGCAAGGCCTGTCAGGTGCATTGGATGAATGGACCGGTGGCCAGCATGGTGCGGCTCAGGTGTCAGAGATTCTCACAAAAGCCATGTTGGGCGAAAATGAGCAGTTGAAACAACTTGGTATTGCCATCAGAAAGGATAGTGAGGAATTCAGAGACCTGGTTAAGGAAAAGGAGAAAACTACCAATGCCACTAAGGCGCAGGTGGAGGCCATGGTAACGCTGGAGCTTATTCAGCGTAAATCGGCTGATGCACAGGCGGCCTATAACTCTGAGGGTAATAAGTTGCTAAGGTTGCAAAAAGATATTGCAGCTGGATGGAGACAGATGAAAGAGAACGTGGTAGCTTACTTTCAGGTATCACAGATTGAGCAGCTTGAAAACCAACAAAGCCGTGTCAATAGCCTGACGACTGCATTGTATGAGCACAACCTTGAGAGTGAACAACGTAAAAAAATAATCAACGAGTTACAGGCAATTGCACCAAATGTTGTTGCATCCCTTGATGATGAGGGGCGTGCTACGGATCGCACGCGTGAGGCTCTTGAAAAATATAATAACACTATAATTCAGCGTATTTTTCTTGCTGCTCGTGAGGAGGAAATGACAAAGGCGCTTACAAAACAAGCCGGAGATTATGAAAAGTTTTATGCGGCTCAAATGAGATTACGTGACCGCATCTCTGAATTAATCAATGAGAATGCCAATGGCATGGGGGAAGAAATAAGACTTATTCAAGAAAGCGGAATGGGTATCTTAGAGCAGGCCTCAGCTGTTAGAGAACTAGGTGTGCAACTTAACAACCTTACCACCCAGGGTGGTGGCCAGTATGGTTATGCTACCACCTCTGGCGAAGATTATACTCAAACAATTGCTCTCATTAGAGGCTATCTCGGCGAAAGTGAATCAACAGTTAAGCGAATCCGTCAGGAAATGCAGGAGGCTCAGGATTGGTTAAACCTTGAAATTGGAGAAAGTGGGACTAATCCACCACCCCCTGATGGCGGTGGTGGCGCCAACGGTGAAAAGCCTAAAGAGTTGAAGCCTCTCAATACCGACAAGTTTGAAAAAGAATATGAGCGCAGCCTGGAGGCTATGGATAAGAGTCTGGACAAAATGCTCAATGATTTCACTCAAAAGTGGGGTAATTATAGAGACATTCAGGCTAAGTATGGCATGGTTGAGGAGGTAACGACGCATGCAAAAAGCATTGAGCTGCTTAAGCAATATTACGATGAGCGCATAATTAGCGATCAGCAGTACAAAGAGGCTCGCATGGCCATTATGCAGCTCATGGAGCGTGAGGATAGAGAGAGGTTATTGATTCAACGGGAATATGAGGAGGAACTGCGACAATTGGGTATTGAAACGGATGCACTTTCTTTTGAGGAACAATTGGCCTTAGAGGACGAGCGGTTTCAAATGCAAATGCAGCTGCAAAATGAGCGTTATGCACTTGAACAGGAACAATTCTCAAATAATAAAACAGAACTTCTACGCATTGAGCTGTCAAATCAAAAAGAAGTTAAAAAGCTCGAAAGTGAGAACCTGAAAAACAAACAGGATATATTTAAAAAAGAGCAGGGCTTAAGGCTTGGGCAGTTGCAAGTGGCACAGGATGTGTTGGGCGGCATTGCTTCTGTGATGAATGAGGAAGGTCAAATGACAAAGGCTTTACTAATTGTTAAGCAAGGTGCCGCATTGGCTGAGGCTACAATGGCTTTGGGACTTGGTAAGGCTAAAACGGCGGCGGTCGGGTTTCCTCAAAACATTCCGTTAATTGCTGGTTTTATTGCGCAGACCGGCGCTTTTATCAATTCTATAAAAAATGCCACAAAACCCATGGAGGGCAAGAAAGAGGGTGGCTATTCCGGCGCTTCATCTTCAGATGATACGGTTACCGGCTGGCACCATGCCAATGAGTTTATTGTGAACGCTAATGGCGTTCGCAATCCGTCAGTAAAAATGGTGACGGACATTATTGATGCATCGCAAAAGAATGGAACCATTAATACCATTGATTTAGCGCGTGTGATTGGAGCCGGCAACTCGGCCGGACGAAAGTCGGGCGGATATACCTCTGAGACTGTTCCAACTATAACACCATCGCAACCTCAATCGTCCGCCTCTCCCGACATGGAGGTTTTGCTGCGTCGTAATACTGATCTCATGGAAAAGCTATATCATGATGGCGTTAAAGGCGTTTGGGATTTTGATTATGACCGTAGAAGTCGCGATAAAATGAATACCATACTCTCGGATGTGGGAACATGATAAGTTTTATTGTCCTTTCTGAGTAGGCAGGCATCCCATATTTTTGAGTAAAACATACATTATGGCCCGAATAAGTAAAAGTCAGTATTTTGAGATTATTACCAATTTCCCTTGGTCTAACCTTAACAAGGAAATAACCGGCGATGTGCTGCGTCAATTCATTGTCAATATTCTGGACAGTGTGCCCGAAATGACACTAATCGACGGAAAAACCATTGAACAGGCCATTCAGGAACTCAGAAACAGAACCGTCGGTAATGGCTCTTCAGTTGATTTTTCTGACCAGTTTAAAGCGATCAATAGTGTTGTTTTTATGGATGTATCGCTGATAACAGCCAACGAGGAGGAGCCGGTGCCAGAACCTGATCCAGATATAGATCCGCAACCAGAACCTGAACCAGAACCAGAGCCAGGCGAAGAGTCTGACCCAAATGCGCCATATGCAGATTATCTCATACAGAAAGATGTGGATGGATTTAATATGACTACTGTAAATGGTGATGTGAAAGAAGATTATAAAATAATTTTTTATCCTCCAACAGGAGTTTATAGCGTTGTCTTTATTAACAGGGTTTATCTACCTGAATATGACCCTTTGGCACCTGACTCCGCCTTGTTCTTTGCCCAGTTAATAAAGGTCAATCATACAAAACTGGGATTTCCTGGACTATTCTTACCCCAAAGCTATTATTTAAGGTATTCCGTGAGGTCCAATCAGCAAATGCGCAATTCAACGGTAGGAGGACTTAATATCCGGGACAGTATTACGTGGTTTGACCCATACAGAAGCCCTAACGGAATGTCAACTTCTTTGAGAAAATCTATTTGGGGCCCGAATTATGCAAGGTTTGACTGGTACTATGATACTGGCGCTTTGGGATATTTAAGGATCGCTATTTCTACAGTTAGAAATATAGGAGAATATATTGAAGCAGGGTCGTGGATTGAGTTTTACGAAATCAGAATAACTCAATAAATCATTACTATGGGAACTCTAAAAGCAAGGATTCAGCACCTCATTTTAAAAGGCATTGGCGAAAAACCAATAGCGGCGCCTGAAGGTGTTCAGCCTGGCGATAGCGAATGGCGTAGTTATTATATAATGATAGGAGAATGGGCCTACAATTTGCCAGATGATATCTGGTATTACAACAACGGCACAGAGGTTAAGTCTTTTGGCGCTAGGAGTGAAATTGTAGACGTAGAAAACACGGCACTTTATGACGCCATGCGCCCTAACGATTCAAACGGCTTTGCTTATTATGCCGGAAAGAACTTTGTTACATACGTCAATGAGTCTTCTGCCAACCCTGATTTTCATGAGGTTCAGGTTTATTTATGTATCCAAAATGCCGAAATAGGTGAAAGCCCGGAGTCTCATCCTCTAAAATGGGAAAATAAGGGAGAAGGCGTTACTATCTCTTCGCGCAACACATCAACAGGTGTAGTTGCCTCATTAGCCGAGCTAAAGGCAATAGAGGGGATGAAAACTGGTGACTCAGTAATAGTTACCAGCGTAAAATATTGGTATCGTTTCACTGAAAACGCTGAAACAGGCATCAAACCAAACGATGGCAGCATAGGTAGTTGGATCCACCAGTCAAGATTCAATGGGAGTAATCTTATTGATGTCGTTGATTCGCAAAAAATAGAGAATGACTTCTACCTTCCTTACCGCGATGATTGCCTCATCGTATTAGTGCCCGGGATGGTAGGCATGTTAGATGCCACCCAGATTCAATTCTATATTACAATTACAGAACCATCTTTTATCGTCAAGACCGGCTCAGGGTTCACCCCTGCCGATTATAAAATACAGCCGTTCGGAGTAGGCGGCGGCAATACTAACGACAAACAGTTTTTTGTAACAGAAGCACTGTTAAGAGCCGCGCACCCTGTTGGCGAAGAAGGTTGGTTTTCTTTAGTTGGTGAAACTGATACTTTTTGGGTTTGGGATGTCGAAGGTGGCGATTGGGTAGATTCTGGGAGTCATGCCGCATCTATAACTATTGACGCTGTGCCAACTAATGATAGCCCGAATGCCGTAAGCTCTGGAGGAGTTTTTGCCGAGTTAGGCAATAAAGCAGATGCGGGACACCAGCACACTGCTACCGACATTACAATGTCCGACGGAAAAACAGTTGAGCAGGCTGTTAACGAAACAAGAAGCCAGCATGTTGATTTTTCCGTTAATATCCCATTCACCTCGATAATGACATCAATGCCGATTACGGCATCAGATGAGGAACGTGTTTTTATCCCTATTACAGCCACGGCCGTAGCTGGTGCAAGGTGCATGGTTGTAATGAATGCAGATGGAACCGAATTGCACGTGCCAGGCTTCAGCTCAATATTCAAAACCGCCCCGGACTCAATGGGATGGAATAACATTAATAACTCACGTAATGCAATAGAATTTTGGTACGATGGGACCGATTATTGGTACAAGATAATTAGGGAAGAAAGCAACCTTGTATACAAGAGTGAAGTTATCCTGAAGGGTGGTGCATCCGGGCCCTTCACTCCTGTGCATGATGATGATCCGGTGCCAAAAAAGTGGACTGAGGACACTATCCGGCAGGTGGTAGCAAACTATTACCCTGGACTACCTTCTCCCGACGGTCTTGACCTCGGATGGTATGGCGTTGAGTGGGATGAAGGGCGCGTGAATCCCGGATGCTTGCGAATTGGGTCACTCTCCGGCTACGCAGGTGGCGGTGCTTATGGGGATAATGGCTACAATATTAACACCCGCCCGCTTTCTAACGTGCCGGATCACCTCTTGTTTGTGCACAATAAAATGAAGAGCGTGATGCTGCTTGACAGCGGCACTGAAAATTACGATCTTGACCCTTACAATAACTATAACAGGTCAGGAGTCGCACCGACAGTGATGGATGTTGTAACCGCGGATGGGAGGACGGTCCTCAATTGCACGGGCTTATTTGCCGGCGTCGAAGATGACTATGTAGGCCGCTATGCCCACAACACCACATTAAGCAAAACAAGCAGGTACGCACTAATCACAGGAAAGACAAATAATGACACACTTGTTATTAGCGACCCGCGCACAGGATCCCCCTCCTCTAACATTTTTGAGATTGGCGACTCTTTTGAGATTTGCACAGCTCGCTTCGATGGAGACGATGGACAGGTTATGGTCAAGATCCCAAAATTTTACTTTTTCCAGACTTATGAACCTTCTCCCACCGGCATATCGGGCCGCTCAAAAGTAAGAATTGGCCTGTCAATGTATCCATATGACGGATTCACGGTACATCCCGCATTTGTGGATGGCACCGGCTCGCAGGTTGACGCTATATATGTTTCCAGATTGGAAGCAATCAATATTGGGGGCACGCTGGCATCTCTGCCCAATTCAATACCAGCCAACTCAACCAATCTTCCTACCTTTAGGGGGCAGGCGCAAAACAGGGGGGCGGGATGGCAATTAGAGATGTTCTGGTACCGCTCAGCTCTCCAGCTATTATTTTACACCGAATATGCTGACCTTTTTTCACAACACAGGCTCCAAGCCTTTACCGAAGGGGCGAATAGCTCCGCATGGCGCCGGAGAGGTGGAAGAACTTTGCATGCCGGGAATCAAAGCGTAAGCGTTGTTGCTAATGATTGGTATGATGCCGACATAGTTAATTCCGCAAGCTGGGGTGAGCATAAGACAGTTGCAATGAGTTATCGCGGGATAGAAAATTTTTATGGCCACCTGTGGACTTGTGTGGATGGTATCAATGTTAACGAGCGGAATGTGTATGTGACGAATAATAAAGCTGTTTTGGCATCCGATACGCCCGCAGGCTATGATGATTTAGGCGTTGCACTTCCGTCAAATTCATACCTCAAAACTATACATTCAATAGCTGGAGCAATAGTCCCTGCGACGGGGGGGGCTTCAACCGTTACTTATTATACGGATTACGCTTGGTCTTCCGTTGGCTGGCGTGTCTGCTTCGCGGGTGGCCATTTGTCTTATGGTGCGTATGCGGGCGTCGCGGCGCTGCGTGCGGATCTCGACTCGACGTTTGCGGATTGGAGTATCGGGGCGCGGCTTTGCTATTAACGCATCGCGGGGCCCCTAAAAAGAAATTAACGATAATTAACAAAACGCCGACCTGATCCGATATTCCGTTGGCTGGCGTGTCTGCTTCGCAGGTGGCAATTTGAATAATGGTGCGAATGCAGGCGTCGCGGCGCTGAATGCGAATAACGACTCGACGAATGCGAATTGGAATATCGGGGCGCAGCTAAGCTTTTTTCAGGTCATCAGGTCGGCGCTGCCTCTTGGCAAAATAAATAACAGTAAACTGCGGTGTTGGTAGTCTCGGCGAAAACTCTGCAAGGCCTAAGCAAAAATGAAGAGATTGGGAAATTTATTTGAAAAAATTGTCGACAAGGACAATATCCGACTTGCGCATGTTAATGCGCAAAAAGGAAAGACTTTCTACAAGGAAGTAAAAATGGTTAACTCTGATACTGATACTTATATTGGCAACATCCACAACATGCTTGTTGATAAAACATTCAAAAACGCACCTTATGAGATCATGCACAAGCGATGCAGCGGCAAGGATAGGGAGATTTATAAACTCCCTTATTATCCTGACAGAATAATTCATCATGCCATAATGCAAGTTGTTGAGCCTATCTGGCAGTCTATTCTAATTGAGAATACCTATAGTAGCATTAAGGGCCGTGGTATCCATACGGGCCTTAAGCGCTTAAAAATTGATCTGGAGAATATTCCTGAGACTCAATATTGTCTTAAGCTCGACATTAAAAAGTTCTATCCGTCTATTGATAATGCCATCTTAAAAGATGTTGTGCGCAAGAAAATCAAAGATGCATCGCTGCTATGGCTGCTCGATGAGATAATAGACAGCACGAAAGGAGTGCCAATTGGTAACTATCTTAGTCAATACCTGTCTAACGTTTACCTTGCATATTTTGACCATTACTGCAAAGAGGTTTTATCTCTCAAATACTATCACCGCTATTGCGATGATATTGTTATCCTCCATTATAGCAAAGAGCATTTACATACCGTTTTTAAGGTGATTGAAAACTATTTAAACAGCAACTTAAATCTTGATGTAAAATCAAATTATCAGGTATTCCCAGTGTCTATTCGCGGGATTGATTTTTTAGGATACCGGTTTTTCCATACGCACATATTGCTACGAAAAAGGATTGCTAAAGCGATGAAAAGAGCGGTCCGGAAAAACATTAAGCCGACAACCGGCGCGTCCTATTATGGATGGTGCAAGCATGCAAACTGTTATAATTTACGTCAAAAATATCTACAAGACTATGAAAGCAAATTCAAACGAAAGGCCTCCTAGTTCCATCGACCTAGGCGGACGAACACAATTTAATTTTGATATTGAAGAGCTTGCAGCCGAAGAAGGCGCGCTATTTCAATACAAACATATTATTGTCACTGGTGAAGCATCCAGAACGGCAATAATAAGAAGCCTTATTGCTGAACATTACTCATTAGAGGATGAGATTGCGCTAATCAACAATCATACAGCCGACCCGGTTGAATACGAAAATGAATACACTAACTATCAAAACTTAAGAGCAGAATGCAAGATAACTGCGACACAATTATCACAACGCTAAAGAAGTTCTCTGATTTTGCGGATGAAGAGCGTGCACTTACAGGCGAAAAAGTAACACTTGAAAAGATCCTAAACGTTTCAATCGTCGTGCGCTCATATCGTATTAAGGAGAGCAAATACAAGAAATCAAATGCAGAAAAGTGCGTGACCGTGCAGTTTGAGTATTCCACAGACCCAGGCACTTCCTTTGTGTTTTTTAGCGGCTCAAATGTACTGATTAGTCAGTGCGAAAAGTATGCTGATATGATGCCATTTGAAGCGAAGGTGCTGAAGGTGGACAGGTATTACACATTCGCGTAAACTACCTGTCCTTTTATCACTTCTATATAACTCATATTTTGTAGAAAAAATATAAGCTATGGCAATCATGTCAGTTTTCCCGCTTCCTGCGGGTGAAGTTTTATGGGCTGGTGTTGGACAATCAAATGTTTTCAGGGTAAGGGTTGATGATCCTCAAACGGTTTCCGGTTATTTAAGGTATGTGAGCTTATATGTAGAATTTGGAACCCTTAGCGGGGTTGTTTCTTACAAAAGAACATTGCCCGCTGATCCGTATGAGGCAGAGTTCAATATTACCGAAGTCATTTCAGGTGCATGGAATGATTTCACATTGCGGAACAATCTCCCGGAAGAGCATTTTGTTTTTCCAGCCGATCCGGATTACCCTGCTATCAATAACAGCAGTCTATTAATTGAAGGCTATTTTAACGCAGAATACTCATGGGTTACACCAACCTCTGGTGTAATTTCACACGCCAAAACAAACAATAGCAGCAATTCAGATTATCACTTTAAGGTGTTCAACGGCGGGGCAAGTCGCTCCATGCAAGCCTATTTGCAACGTAACGCCACTGACTTGTTTTCATTTTTTACCGCTGTAAACAACCGGAAGTTTTTAACCTGGATGCCAAATAATTTAAAAATCCATCCGCGACAACCACTGCGTTTGTATCTCTTAAATCCTTCTGGCACCGAGTTGTATCTTAAGAGTACAATATATTACACCGATGGAACCAACAGCACGCATGTGATAGGTCCAGCTGCAAATGGGTACTTAATAGAGGCTGCCGTTGGCATAAAGGAGTTAAGGCTGGGCAATTATAACATTGTTAAGAAAATTGAGAAATATGAGGTTTATATGGCCACAGTTGATGAATCATTCATCACTGAAAAAAGAACCTTTATTCCTGATTATGTAGAATATGAGCGGAATGATGTCTTCTTTTTCATGAATTCGCTGGGTGTATATGATGTTTTGTGGTGTCACGGCTTTGCTTCTGAAAAGGTGAGCATGTCAAAAAGTGAAAGTGTTTTACCCTTGCTTCCTCCGGCAACCAGAAACCATTCTATTGCGAGCAAAAAGGGCGTTATTGACCTGACAAGAGATCTAAGCATCGGACATTTTACAAAAACACACCGTTTTTGGCTTCTGGACTTCTTAAATAGTGACCGTGTGTTTTATCCGGCTGGATATGATATTCACCCCATAGTTGTTGAACCTAACAATAATACCCCTATGGGAGAGGACCGGCAAGATTTGTTTGATTTATCGTTTTCGTATAAGCCGGCCAGTCAGGATGTGTTTTACAGTGATACACCGGTAAGCGCTAGCCCTTTTGGAGATTTTAACGATGACTTTAACCAAGACTTCTTTATCTCATGATACAAATATTTGTTTGGAAAAAAAGCGGATCCGGAGCTGGTGTAAAACGACAGTTGTATGTGCCTGCTGATACGTCTTTCAATATCATCATTAGCAATCCGTTGTTTTCTGATTTTGGCACTTTCTCCTATCCGTTGACAATTCCGTATGAAGATAATAAGCACATTTTCGACTTTCCAGGCGATGGAGATTCTACCAAAAAAAGCTTTTCATTTGAGCTGTTCCAAAACTATGAGCTTTTTTTGCAGGGAGATGTGGAGGTAGTTAACGCCCTGGGTATAGAAATATATTTGAAAGCGGGTAAAAGTAGTTACACCTCTATTTTAAAGAGTTCGTTTTTAGATGACAAAATAGGTGGCCATTTTTGGGATGAGTTTAGACCTGCTGATTTTGTAGGATCTCTCAATGCTATCTATCCTGCATTTAGTTTTGTAGCCGCTCCAATAACCACAAAAGACAGGCTCTATAACGACTACAATTTTGATGATAATAGCATATCGAGTCCATGCCCAGCCACTTATGTAAAACATATTCTAATTAGAATTATAGAGGTTTTTGAATTAGATTTGGCTAAAGATGATTTGGCGGAATTCAGCGATTTTAACCGGCTATCCATTTGGTGTGCAAAAAATCGAATAACCTACTTTGGCGACGGAGATGCAAACATGGCATCATGGATGCCTCACATATCGGCTTTTGATTTGCTTAAGGACCTGCAAAGTTTTGGGATATTACTTTATTTTAACCCGTTTTTGTATCAGGCTGAACTGCTTCTGTACAAAAACATTATTAATGCTGAACCCACGGACTGGTCAGATAAATTTGTACGGTCAGAACATTTTGACAGCTTAAATCCCAAAAGGGTGAAACTCTCTTTTAAGGGTGAGGATGATGATATTTTAAATCCTGACCAGTATGACGTGCCACCGGCGCGCACGGTCTACGGTAGCCTTGCTAATTTACCAGATCCTAACGATTTTTCAACGGCATCGCCTGATGAAGTTGATGAAATTTGGTTATTCCAGGAGACTGCGGCTCACAGGCGCTTTTTTAGAAGAAAAAGCGCGAACCCAGACAGAGGCCCATTGTACAAACAAGCGAGCATTTTTGATACGGATGGCTTGTTTTTAAAAACTACAACAACCACTGTTGGCGGCGTGTCATATAATGAAATAGATGCCCTAGCGGGCCAATTAGGTCAAGAATATTCAAATCAGACCTTTTCTTCAATTCAACCAAATCTCATTAACGCTTATGCATTTAGAGTTCTTGAAGGAGAATTATTAAGAACTATGAGCCTTACGACGTGGATTAAGTCAAGCTCTACGACTGACGCCAAATTACATATAGAACTTCGCCTTCTCCGTGATGGAGAATACACCACAATAGCGACTCATGTTGAGAATGTGAAAAACACAACCTATGAGTATAAATCATTCTACCTTAGAACGGCACAGCCGATAACATTGACTGGGGATGATCGGTTAATTATGCGCCTCTCATGCCTTTCTATATTTAGTAGAATTATCACAATCGCTTCCAGACGTGAAGAAAACGATATGGACTTTTTCCCATTTGTTAGACTAGACCCCGATTTTTACGAATGGCGTGAAGTTTCTGCCTTAGGCGCATTAGAAGCCGGCTTTGCCTCTTCGGAAACAGAAGAAATTCCGGTGGTGGGCTCCATTCCAATCAACGACCTGGTTCAAATGGGTGGAGGTTTGTTTGAAATACCTGTTTCATCAATGGACGCAAAAGACGTACAGCCTGATTTTGCCTATGTTATTTATAGAGGCAAAAAGAAAGAAGTTTCCTACCCCAACACAAAAGATGGGGGATATTTCAATTTTGATAACAGAGATATCAAATCAGCTTCTTTCGACACAGTGGCGTCACTGCCAACGCCAAATGTAAAGCTCCGGTGGCGTGAAGAGGCCGGTATTCTTGAAGGTGCATTGTATGACTTTGTTACTCATAAAGCCTTTAAGTACCGCGAAAAACGAACGGTTTTTAAGTTAAAATTCACAGACCTCCTGAACCATAAAATTTATAAGCCGGTAAGGGTGGATGGAGTGGTTTCTTATATCAAATCAATATCAATCCCGGTGCACATGACACGTGGGATCGGCGACTCAACCGTAGATCTAATATCTAAATAGCCATGAAAAAGACTTTAATTGCATTCTTGCTCATTTTTATTGTTGGCTGCAAGGCGCCAGTAAAAATGCAGAAAAATGAATCGTATGACACATCCAAAAAGGAGACTCTGATAAATGAGAAAATAACAGATCACATCACAAATGATTATAGCGATACAGAAGAGTTGTTGCGCATATTACGCAATAGAAAAACGAAGGTGACTATAAGCGAGTATGAACCAATTACCGCTACCGACAGCCTTGGAAACACAACTACCACATTCTTTAAAAAGAAAGAGTCCATTTTTGATATTGACGATAAGACGGAAACAGTAAAAGGGGCCATCAAATCAGATTCCACTTTAATCACTGTTAAGACCATTGACGTGGCCAGTCTTAAGTCGGATGAAAAAATTACTTCGGATATCAAAACAAAAGAGACGCCTAAAGACCCGTACCGCCTCAGGTATGTCTTTTATATTCTTGTTGCTTTGCTTGTTGGTGTTTTTTTAATAAGACGCTTTTTCTTTTAAGTGCTATACCATCTCGTCCTTTAGACATCCCCAGTGAATCCCCATATTTACATCAATTATTAACGTTAAACACTGGGAACATGGTTGAAATTACCGCTCTGGCAAAATTCATTCAAATAGTTATTAGCATCATTGCTATAATTTTTGTAGTGGTATTTATTGGAAAAGCCTTCATCAGAATAAAGAACCATCTGGCTACACTTCAGGAGCATTTGAGCGATACGATTAATAGTCAGGATTTGACTAATGTCAACCTGCAAAAGGGTATTGATGCTATTAATGATACGATTGCAACTATAAACCGGTTTATTAAGGCTTCCCGCAATGAAAGTCATACCCTGCGAGAATTTATGATGAAGCAGGAAACTGGCTTGAGTTCTATCAAAAAAGATGTTTCTTATGTTGACAGAAAAGTTACCCGTCTGGCAAAGATTGTGAACGTAGATCCTAAAGACCTTTCAGATGCTAATTAAAACGCTCATAGCTTTTGGCATGCCCGAAAAGTGGGCATACTTATTAGGTATAGCGGGGCCTGCTATCCCTATTATATGGTCGGTATTTATTGTTTACAATAGCTTTGTGGGCAGCTCTGAAAAATTAGACGCTATTGAATCCAATCAGATTGAAATCCTTCGAGAATCTCGAGAAATCAAAGAAATAAACTACTTACTGGTGAGTTGTATTGCCGATCTGTCCTCCACCAATGAAGCGGTCACTGAAAAGCTTATCACTATTATTAAAGAGTCCTCTGAGCAACCGGTCAATATCCAGCTCATTCAACATGTTGAGGATGAAATTAAAGAAATACAGAAAAATAACCTTCCCCACCATAAAATTAAAAAGGACAGCATCACCTACACCATCAAGGTTAAGAAATGGAGCTCACATGACAAAAAATAATAGCTACTACTATTCAAAGTCAAAGCGCTTTGCTTGGTTTTTAGGCGTTGCAACGGTGTTGCTAACGTTTTATGGTTTTTACAAAAACATTGAAGGTGCGGCGGTCGTCTTTGCTTCTGGCATAGGCAGTGCCGTAGCCCTTTACTCTAACAAGCAATATCAAAACAGGAAGATTTTGGAAATACAAAAAGAGGAAAGCTAAAATGAAAAATATTTTATTCATTCTGGACCGCGCACATGGCTCTAATGTATCCGGTAAGAGATCGCCGGATAGCTCATTTATTGAGTGGGAATACAGCGAAAAAACAATCCAGACCTTGGCCAAAGAACTCGATAAGTTAAACATCCCTTATGCATTCACGGTTAACAATGAATTTGAACCGGGACTATTTGCCAGGGTGACAATTGCCAACAAGCTCTCAAAAGGTGTTAAAACACCTATCCTATTATCATTTCACAACAATGCTGGTGGAGGTACTGGTATTGAGCTTTTCACAACAGTGAATGAAGATGAGTCTGACAAGATTGCCCACATCATAGGCAACCGGTTTATTAAGGATTTTAAAAACGTGCATTACAGAAAGTGCGAGAAAGGATCCGGGAACCTAGATAAAGAAAGGGACTTTACTATATTGGCCGGCAATAAGCATGTGAAACCGTTGTACCATGCTGTGCTCACTGAGTTTTTGTTTATGGATAATACTAAGGACTTGCTGCTTTTAAAAAGCGAAGTTGTCTTTAAAAAATACATTGACACTCTTTTGTATGCTATTTTTGAGATTTATCAGCGATACACCAGCAATAACTATCTGCCTGAAGTTACAGTATCAAAAAAGCCCCGTCAATAAGACAGGGCCTTTGCTTTATAACCGTGGATAATTGTTTCTGATGCTAACAATTCTCCTGCCTCCCTTGGCCTTTAGATAGGCGCTTGTGGTATTCAGGCTGGTATGGCCCATTTGGTCTGATATATCTTTATCCGGAATGCCACTTTCACTGGCCGTTACTCCACCGGTATGCTTCCAACTGTATAGTTTGTAAGTGTCTGGCATTTTTAGGCTTTTCCTGAACTTGTTAAACCTAAATCTTAGATTATTCTTGCTTAAATTTTCCAGGCTAGGCATTCCGTGTTTGCCAATTACATAGCATTCTCTGCTATAACTTAACAAATCGTAGTGATTGCGCAATTTTAGCAAGAAATGTTCTGGTATTTCTTTTACATTTTCGCGGCGGGTTTTGAAGTTCTCACGGCTAATAAAAATCAGCCCCCTGGCAAAATCAATATCCCCAATTTTAAGCAGTCGTAATTCAGTGCCTGGACGTAGGTAGCAATAAAATTGAAATTCAATGGCCAACCATAATTGCGGATCCTCTTTAGATATCGCTTTTTTGAAGACTTCAATATCATTGCTATAAACCGGCCGTGGAGCCTGATCGTTTATTCTGTTACATTCCGGAAGGTTGTAAACCGGGTTAAATCTCAGGTGCTTGTGCTTTACCATATACTCAAAAAAAGCCCCAAGTATCTGCCGGTACTTCTTAATACTATTTCCGCTCAGCTTTCTTTCATTGACAAGAAAAAGAAAAAACTCAACAATGCGCTTATTTTCAATAATGCTGATATCATCATCAGTAAGTCCTCTTTCATCCATCCAAAGATTAAAAGTTCTAAACTTACTTATGTAGGTATGCTTCGACGCCTCCGCCAGTTTGCCGGAAATATCCTCAATAAATTGATTAATAAAGAAATTAAGTGTCCGGTTACTTTTACGCTTCTTTTTGTAAATGTCTGCCAGACTTTTAAAATGCAGCTGATCGGAATAGATTGCCTCAGACTCATCACCAAAAGGCGACCATCCATTCTTTAGCTTTGTGGAGTATTCTTCAATTAATTCTACAGCCCTTTCGGACCTGCCCTTTTTGGTTTTAAAAGAATTGAGATTCTCGCTTTTTCTAAATCGAACCATTTTCCCACTCAAGGGATCCCGAGCCGAAAAGAAAATAAACCAAGACTTTTCCATTTTTCCGCCAGCACTGTTCAGCTTTGGCAAAATCACTAATTTTTGTCTCATGTCAATTGGATTTTTACGCGTCCGCCAACGCTCGCAAAACACACAATGACACAAATGACATACATGAAAATTCTGAAACCCCCGCTATTAGAGGGTTTCAGAATTATTGTCGGGGTACCAGGAGACTTAACACCTGTGCATTGCGTTGGCATATAGCTTATTATAATTTGTCTTTTTTGTCTTTGGGCTTTATTAAGGGTGTTTTGTCCTTGTCAATCTATGTGCAAAATAGCATTCCAAACCACTGTCATCCCGCTTGTTTGGAATTGTTCTTGTTTCCCATATCCCTTAGTCCCTCCAGCTGCTGTCTTAACTTGCCTATCTCTTCTTGTTGCTTATCTGACTTGTCTGACAACATCTGATTGTATTGTTTAAGCGCTCTTATTTCCCCATCCTTATTACTGCACTCCTGGCATCTGTAATTACTTTTCGGCTCAGCTGCCAACTGCATAGAATTGCTTCGCTGGCTGTAATCTTTATGACTTGTAATCATGTTGCCGGCTCCGGTAAGCAACCACTGCGCATTTACGCGTGGAAACATCTTCAATAATGATATTAAAGTTGAGGCTCTTACATCTGCCGTTTTACCGTTAGCAATATTCCTAATGGTATTGGATGCTTTACCAGTTACATTGCCAACGCGCTCTGCATTTTCATCAAAACGGATTAAAACGGCCTTCACGCGCTCTGATAAGGTTTTTGTTTCTGCAATAATAGAGGGCTCTAATTCTTCAGTAATAGGACTTATTTCATAAGACTCATTTTGCTTTAGCATGTCACCTTTACCACTCACCAACCACCCAGCACTGATATCAGGACACACGGTCAGAATTCTTTCTATTGCATCTGAATTTAAAGTTCTCTTTTTAGATTCTCCTTTAAAATTTCCATAGGTCATACCTATTTCTTTAAAAAAAGATTCTTTGGAAACCTCGTAATATTCAGTTAGATATAAAATTCTTTCTTTTATATTGGTCAATTTTTTATTCATTATGTTTGGAATTGGTCAAATTTTTATTTAATCTTGCTGTACAATTACTATACATTATTTCTATTGAATTTATACATTTTATATATAAACGCAAAGCGCGAAAAAATGGTTACTAAGAAGCAATTAAAAAGGATTAAACAAAATCTGCCAAAACACTATGCAAAAACAATTGCCGAGCAGACAGGTAAGAGTGAAGCCCTTGTATATAAAGTCCTTTCAGGAGATATAAACAATGTGGACATACTGAGCAAAGCCATTGAGTTGGCTTATGAAAATTCGTTAGAAAAAGCAAAGATAATGTCAAAAATAGACAAGTTGTAAACCCAAATGCGTCCGCCAACGCTCAATAAACGCAAATAACCGACTATGTACCACGAAACCGCTATTGAATTTATACGAAAAGTAATGCGTATTCGGCTCAAGCTAATTGAGGTTAATAGAAGCCAAATCAACAATGATTTTGCCATTATCAAAATCGGATTCCTAAAAAGACACATCGACTACAATGGCTACAAAAACGATGTGACCGCCGCCAACTTTTGGAAAAGGAACCGCGTGGCCATCATTACACTAATACCAGGCGGAAATAGTTCTTCCTCCGCATCACTCATCACTCAATTTCACGAGCTAGACCATCAGGCCAAAATAATCACCTCAAAAACCAAAAAACATGCACAGTCTTTACGTTGATCAAAGCAAAGATGAATACTCAATTCACTGCTTATCGCAGGATGATCTTGAGTTGGTTTTAGACGGGATAATAGTGCTTGGAAACAGCATGCCAGTATTCTTTAAAACAGAAGATCAGAAGTCCGTCATGCGGCGAATAATAATAATTAAAAACATAATTGAAAATGAGAGAAATTACAATAATGGACCACGACCAGTTGGTAAAAAAAATCTGTCCGCACTGCAAAGGCGAAAAAACCAAAGAGTTTTACACAGGGTTTTACGGCCATACCGGCGGGCATCAATCTGAGAAAAGGCCCTGCCCGCTATGCAAGGGCGAAGGGATTGTATTTAAGTACACAATGTATCGGCACATATTCGACAAATTATTTTTATCTGTAAAAACAAAATCATGACAAAAAAAGAATCGACCTACACCATTAAAATCATTGGCAGCAAAGAGGATGTAAATGAGGCCACCATCAGTTTTGAAAAGAGAATTGGCATTGATGGCATTAAAAGAATGACCGGCATAAAGCCCAGCAGCGACCCTGACCAATACTTTCGATTTATTGAGGCTTATTCAGGGGCCACCAAGAATGTAATAATAGATAAGCCACAAGGACATCTATCTAAAATTATGGGTAAAATAACCGGCAAACAAACTAATAAGGAGGAATAGAAATGATAAATATGATACTAGGAATTGAGGATGTAAAAACGTTCAAGTTTGCCCTCAAGAAGAAAGATGCGGACATATACTTCAGTGACTGCGTTAATACCATTCCTGATTTTACTCAGAAACCAACAGCCGCCTGGCGCTTCAAAACTAAACAAGAGGCAGAAAAGGCAAAAAACGAAATGGGCGTCTGGTACCACGATCTTCTGGTTTGTGAAATCCATCAGGCATGAAAATCTTGTCATGATGTTTCCGAGAGCAATGAATAATGCTGAAAAGCAGGGCTTTAAGTTGTTAAAAGAGACTGGACTTAGCTTCGAAATTAAATTTGATACCAGTCCCTACTCAGGAGGGTTTATAGTTAATATTCCTGCGCTGATTGGAACATACACCCTGCGTCAACCAGACGCCTTTATAAAGGCTTTTGAAAAGCACAAATCTGAAAGTGAATCCAAATAAAAAGATGAAGCGAAAAACAATATACATAGCCGGCAAAATCACCGGAGACCAGACCTACGTTGAGAAGTTCAACAGCATTGAAAAAACTTTCACCAGACACAAGGTTAAGAATCCTGTAAAATTTCGCCCATTCCTAGGTTTTGAGAACTGGTACGCCTATATGATTGTGTGTTTATGGGCAATCCTCTTCGTTGATTACGTATTATTCATCTGGGATTGGCAAGAAAGCCGAGGCGCTAAAATTGAACGCCAATGGGCGCGCCTACTCGGCAAAGAATGTTACGAGATTAACGAACAAGGATATTTTAAACAAATAGCAGGGGGTTCGTAGGATGCTCGTTTGTCGGGCGTTCTACGGCTCACTTGTTTTGGTGATATTAAAAACAAAAAAACATTATGAAAACAAACTTAGAATTAATTGAAGGACTGCCCGGGATTAAATTTGCAAGGCATTATTCTCCTAAGCACGATACGCACGGAGAAATATTTGTGGTTCAATTTGAACCACACGCCAGCAAAAAAGTGCTGTTCACGAACTCGTTAGATCAGGATTTATTTAGAGATGGAAAGGTTTGGTATTTTCGCAAAAAGTTATTCACAATAGAATCAGGCAATATTAATAATATACCAGAGGCATTCTATTCAGAGTGCGATTCAACATCAGAAATCTACTCCACTGAAGCGGATGCTTATAGGCAGATGGTTATGTTTGCCGCAGAGCAGGGGAAGCCGATTGAAAAGATCTCCTATTTAGGCTGGAGCTTAATAATTGGACCCCCTCGTTTTGAGGAGTGGCATACAGACGTAGATCATCCTGAAAACGTTTACCGAATCGCTGAGGAACCTAAAGCTAAAGCTAAACCATTATTCACCAACTCTTTAGGTCAGGAGTTCTTTGAAAATCAAAAGGTTTGGTGGTATGATGAAAAATTATTCATAACTGACTCAGCCTCTATTAATAAAATAGAAGAAGATAATTATTCAGCGTGCGAGGACACATCAGAAATTTACGCCACCAAAGCAGATGCTTATAGGCAGATGGTTATGTATGCCAAAGAGCAAGGGAAGTTGATTTTCTATAACATTTATTCTGGGTGGGTAATAGCAAACGGGCGTTTTGATCTGTGGCATACAGACATAGACCATCCTGAAAACGTTTACCGCATCGCGAAGGGAGGTGAACCTAAACCTAAATCCCTATTCACGAACTCCTTTAATCATAATTTCTTTGAAGGGGATCAGGGTTGGTGGTTTCATAAACCAACCTTTGAAATATTCGCACGCAATATTAATTATATAGAAGAAGATAATTATTCAGCGTGCGAGGACACATCAGAAATTTACGCCACCAAAGCGGATGCTTATAGGCAGATGGTTATGTTTGCCGCAGAGCAGGGGAAGCCGATTGAAAAGATCTCCTATTTAGGCTGGAGCTTAATAATTGGACCCCCTCGTTTTGAGGAGTGGCATACAGACCGAGAGCACCCTGAAAACGTTTACCGAATCGCTGAGAAACCTGAACCTAAACCATTATTCACCAACTCATTAGGTCAGAATTTCTTTAAAAGGGATACGGTTTGGTTTTTTCAAAAAAATGAATACACAATATTCTCAGCCTCTATTAATAAAATAGAAGAAGCTGTTTATTCAGCGTGCGAGGACACCTCAGAAATCTACTCCACCAAAGCGGATGCTTAT